CAGCACCGACTTCTCCTGACGGCGGAAGAAGAACGACATGTCCGGAATACGATCCATGCAGAGGAGGATGCGCCGGGTGGCCGTGGAGACCCTGCCACCATCCGTCATGCGGATGTAGGACTTCACCAGGTGGTTCATCACTACCGTCATGTCGGAAAAATGATAGTCGGCAACCTTCCCGCGGAACAGTTCATGAAGCAGAACGGGCAGCTTCACAACGTAGTTGTAATACTCCTTTCTCATGGCTCACTTGCTTGAAGGTTTCCAGTCCACTGTTATAATCGCATCCAGCTCACCGCTGCCGCCACACACCGGGCAGGATACATGCACGTCCTCGCGGCTGCCCTCTTCCGTTCCCCAGAACCAGCCGTTGCCCTTGCAGTAACCACACTTGTGGCCGGTACTGACGAAGTTCTCACGGTTAGGCCCCTTACACATATAGGCGGGAGGACAAATCTCCAGCTGTTTCTTTATCCTGCTCATGCCTGGCCTCCTTTCTGTTTCGGTCCCGCCACATTCCAATAGTCATAGGCGCCCTTCTCCCAGATTGTGTATTCACCAGTGGCCCCCTGATAACGTCCCTTACTGAAGGCGACGTAGCCCTCTACCCATATCTTCAGGTCGGCATCATACATCACGCTCGTGGCCGCATCACCTTTAGGATTCTTGCCACGGGCATGGCTGATGAAAACAAACAGCTTGTCCGGAAACTCCTCCTTCAGCTGGATATAGTCACGATACGTCATCTGTGTGTATTGGAAGCTGTCAATGATCACGATGTTGAAACTCTTATGACGCCGGAGCCTGATCTTCAAGGTGGGGATGTCCTCCTTGATGAACGCCAAATGGCGGCTTACCTCGGCCATACCAAAGCGCCGCAGGTTATTCTGGACTGTCAGAGAAGTTCCTTCCTCCAGGGAGTTGAACGCCACACGGTCATACTTGCAAAGTTCCTTGCAGAGCTGCATCACGAAAGAGGTCTTACCGTTACCGCTGTTGCCCCACACGAACCAGCAGCCCCGGACTTCCGGAGTGTCGAAGGCATCCTTCCATTTCCCTTCGAAAGGGAATACGTCATACTTCTTGTTCAGGATGTCCCTGACATTCAAGGCACGTCTCATGCCCGCTTTTTTATTATCCTTTTTCTCTTCTTCCATGGTCAGAACAGTGTTAGTTGTCGGATATTGTCAATTCGGTCAAGTACGGCCTGCCGTGCGGCACCCCGCAGTTTCTCGTGGCAGAGCATCCTGCCGAGTGCCCACAAAAGGGCATTCTCACGGGTGGCAAACTGTCCCCATTTACGTCCCGGGTTGAAACCACCGCCGGAACCGCCCACCTCCATGTGAACGCCGGCAACCCACCAGCCGTCCTGCTGTCCCACAAGGGCGTCCAGGTAGTCGCGACCATTCCGGTAAACGGTCACCGTCTCGTATTCCCTCAAGACTGGGTAATCGCTCCAGGGAGCGGGAAGCTGCTCGCGACCGTCGATCTTTAAGTATTCAAATTTGTTTTCCATATCCTTAAAATTACGTTTGAACGGTATTTGAACGGGGGTCATTCCCCCGTCATGCGTTTCACCTTGTGAATGGACTTCCTCACACGCCGCAAATCAAAGTCACATGTCGAAGCCTCCTTTATCACCTTATCGATGTCTTTCCTGTCAGTCACACCGTTGGCGGAACAGATCGCAAACACGTCGTTCACGTCCGTAGGCTCCAACTCATAAAATTTCCGTCCGATACGGCTGTAGAACTCCTTGTAGCCGGGCTTCTGGTACCGCAAGCCGTTGCTGATGCGCTTGGCAATATAATCGGTACTCAAGAACACGACACCGCATTTCTCCTCCAGCTTGTTGTACAGGCTGATGAAATAGTGGAACACCGGTTCGGTCAGCTTGTCCGCCTCGTCGAACACCAGCAGGGGCGCGTCCATCTGGATGATGTCATCCAATATAAGCCCCCACACCTCACGGATATTATACCCTTCGGTCCGGATTCCGACCGTACGGGCGATCTCGCGGACAAAGTCACCTTTCTTCATGTCCTCAGAGCAGAGGATATAGAAAACCTCCTTATGCTCCTGGAGGTAAACACGGGCGGTGGTACTCTTGCCACAACC